ATGTCGCCGCCAGCACTATGTGTCATTACAATAGCGCCTGTGCTAGCAATACTAGCACTTACATAAGGAATATCAGCAGAACTAACAGCCGATACAAAGTCAACGGCTGTGTTTCCACCTAGTGTAACAGTTGCTTGGGTATTAGATGCTGTTCCAGGCTGGCTTGCTCCAATAGTGAACTGATTACCTGTTGTAAATGATGGAGTTGTATTACTACCAGTTACAATGGTTTCGCCAGTTGTATAACGCTCAAGAATTGTATATCCTGCCGTGCCTTGGTTATATGGATAACTCTTGGCAAATAACGAGCCCGCTGGAATAGTTTGACCACCGTTTGATGGATCTAGCCCATAAAGTGCATTGTTATCAGTAGAATAAACTGGTACTGATTTGATTACATATACACCTAATGTTGAGTTATATTCTTTCATTACTAATGATGTGCCATGATTTGCACTAGTAGATTTCTGCCAGATAGAACCGGTAACTCCAGTGGCATTTGCCCCACCGGTGCTCCAAGATGGTACAGTATACCCTGGACTATTTTGATAGTATGGAGCATAGTAAGTTCCTGCTGATAAACCTAACGCAGTAAGAGTTGGGTCGGCATTTGATCCACTTGGGCCAAGTACGATAGTTCCAGTTTCAGAACCAACAGTTCCGCCGCTAACATAAGCATTGGCAATAGTACTAGAAAAACTTACTGTAGTAAGTGTGCAATTCGAAACAACATATTCTCCGTTATAGATAGAAGGATTTACACCACCGATAGCGATAGTACTACCAACAGTAAATGGTACATTTCCTTGTGTGGCGTATGTTGCAGTTACAACATTGGCATTACTGGTGATACCTGTGATAGATATAGGAGCTGCTGTAGCAGTACTATCACAATATAAAGTTAACGATCCGCCAATATTAGCTGCGTATACGCCGGCAAGACCTACTGATGTAATACTGGAAACTACATTGGTTACACTATTACCATTGCCTACTGGAATAGTTTGACCATTAATTGTAAATGAACCGGCGGATAAACTACTTGGAGTTGTATTTCCTTGAACCGTTGCCCAAGAAGTTTGCCACTCATTACTACCAATCTGAACCCAAGTATTATAAAGATTACTGATTTCTGTATCGGGAGTCTGATCTGATGTAGGACCTCCACGCTTAAAATAAATTGGGTTTGATGTATATGTTGCTGTAACAGCATACTGTCCAATACTGCCGTAACTTTCTAATGGAACTGAAGAACTTGAATTTAAATATTCAGAATTAGTAATTACTGAAGGGATCACGTTAGTAAATGTACGCTTTGTTTGGCTCCACTGGAACAATCCCCATTGGCTGGTTGTAGTATCTAACCAATATGTACCATTATTAGGATTGCCAATTGGGCGTGTCAACGATGCGGTAAGCGCAGCTAAATCAATATTAGCACGAATTACATAGCACTGATTAGTAACACCTAACGCGGAATAAGCGGCTAATAAGCCGTATTCGTTGAGCTCATAGCCATTGATAGGAGTGCCGTTTGTAGTTGTATAAAAGAACGGAACACCGTAATGAGCACTAAGGGCTCTTTGGCTAGTCGCAAGGTAAAGCTGATCAGCATTTGCAGTTAATGTGCCAGGAGCAATTCCTTGACCATCACCAGATAATTTATTTGACGCTGTAGCGATAACTACTAGCGGGACTGAGTTAGTAGCAGCCGGTAAGTATTGACTTTCGTCAACTACTGTAACTTGTACGCCTGGGGATACTAATGTGTTTGCCATTGCAAAATCCTTTTTATTAATTATTAATATTTAGCATTTTAATCAAAAAGACTCCAATAATCGCGGCCTATATAGTAGGTTTGCCCAGCTAAATACCCGTATGCGCCCTATTTGTCCAGCCTGTAACCAGCGTCCAAGAGCTGTAGCCTATCATAGAAATGATAAAATTTATTATCGTAGTAGGTGTTCGTCGTGTATTCGTAAGAAACGAAAAGAAAAACCGCAGACTCCGCTATGGGAATCCAAGGGTTATAAAAAGAAGACTGTTTGCGATCGCTGCGGGTTTAGATCTAGATGGGCTGCTCAACTACTAGTATTTCATATAGATGGCAATTTAAATAACAACGGCGTAAGGAATTTAAAAACTATATGTCAAAACTGTGTAATAGATGTTAAGAAAGCAGATCTTCCGTGGAAGGCCGGAGATTTAGAACCAGATGCTTAATTTGGCCATATAAATTGTCTAGCCCGTCTGCGTTGTTATCGACTACATAATCAAACTCAGTACCAATCCAAGCAGTTTCACTAGCATGAATTTTGTATTTTTCAAGCTCAGTCTTGGCACGACTCCAACTAATGTTCGACGGGCCAGCATTTACAATTCGAGCCAGCTCAAACCACACAGGTTCGGGGCCACGGACAACACGGATAACAATGCCGCCGGCACGTTTAATTGCTTGAATTTCATTAGGAAACCGACAATCTGAAATTACAACATCGTCGTGTGTCTTGCGTAATTTATTTTCTAAGCTAGCAATCCAGATGTCGTCGTGGAAACTCTTTCTAGCTACTTCTGTGCCCCAAAACTGTAATACATAGCGTGGTGTAAGGTTAGGCATACCCAAGCGTTCTGCCCACCACGGGTCTACTTGTTCGCGCCATTCTCTACTTTCGCGAGTACGACCTTCTAATAATTCTCGATCCCAACCGAATACTGATGACACAGCATCTTTAAGTGTATGGGCAAATGATTCTCGTCGGAATTGGTGTATATTCTGTAAGTAGTCAGCAATAGTATCTTTGCCTGACCCGATCAATCCACAAATTCCAATAATCATAATCTATCCTTTTTCTAAATTACTTAATTTCTTTGATGTTCAAGTGTCTAAATGTTGCTTGTAGCATATCAATCTGACGCTTACAATCCTCTAGAGCATGATGTGAAGTAGGCGGACGAGGGCAGTTGGGCCATAAGGAATATATAGTTCTAGCATCGCGCACTTTATAAAACTGCCAAGGCTGAACTCTACCTAAAGATTTGTAAGCGTGTTCCAGGATATTCATGTCGTAAGTTGGACCGTTAGCCCATACAAAGTCGGCATGCCATGTTAGTTTGTGCAGGCCATCTAAGGCATCACTTAGAGAAATCCTGCCTTCTTCGTTAAATGCTTCTGCGCTTGCTTCGGGTTGGGTGGCCCACCAAGCAATAGTATCATCGGTGATAGCACGACCTTCTTGACTTTCTAAAGTGACTCGAGCATAAAAATGATTTAATCCGTAGCCTAGACCAAATGGATCAAAAGATTGTGCTGCGATTGTTAAAATAGTAGCATCTGGCGTGGTTGCCAAACCTTCTATGTCGATCATTATGTGTTGTGCCATGCTGTAAGTATAGCATAGATTAACCTAGATTACAAGTATTTTTTAGCCAATTACCCAAGTAAGTGGCTGTGAGCCATCTACATAATTTTTCAAATCTTCGATACATTTTGCCATAATTGCCATACCTTCGGCTTTCATGGCGGCTCCATTCAGGGTTGTGCCGCCTTGCGGTCCGGATATAGTACCAAACTTTTCACGAGCTTCGCCGATAATTAATTTACAATTTCCGTACATATAATCACGGATCCACTGACGAATTTGGAAATCAGAAAGTAAATTTACTTCTGGTTTTAAGTTGTAAGTCCATAGTAAAACATTCTCGCCTACACCTTTTGGATCACGGATTAATTGTAATTTTTTGGTGACTGGATTCCAAGTGTAGTTCATGTAAGCACCAAACATACGGCCAGCAAGTTCGACATATTGTGAGTAGAAATCATAGGTAGCAAGGCCACCCGCTACATTAAAATTCATCAAATAAACATTTAGCGTTGCTTGACTAAATGGGTCAAAGTTGGAGGCATATGGGCCGGTTGAATCGCCAAATGTTCTGCGGAAAATCTGACGAACTTGAATAACTTCTTCCGGCAAATCATAGATGTTTACATTAGTTACGAGCTCCATGAAGGTATAACTTTCTTCATAAGCGTTTTGTGCCCGCTGACGATAAGTGCCTATTGTACCGCGGTAAGCCGCTTCAAAATGACTAGCGTCTAGCTCAATATCAATGATTTCGTCGGCTAATTGAAGCCGAACATATTCAATTAGTTGTTGTTTAAGGGTTTCTAATGTAGATTCAGATTGCAATGCCATATGGACTCCGTGTCCATATATTTAGCAAGATTACCAGGCTTTTAGAATGATTATATTCTCGTTACCACGCCCTGTAAACTTAGTTTCCGTAGCTTTAATATCCCCAAACGATTTACGCATCGCTGGCTTTCCGCCCGACATAACTGCTTTAAGTTGTTCAGCTGGTTTGCGTAATGTTTTCTGTACAGTTGTCATAGCATCAAAAGCAATAATAGCAGAACCCTTGACAGTAAATGTGCCCAAGTGTGCGTCGGCCATGACATGGATTAATTTGCGCTTTGCCGTATCATACAACCAAGCTTCGCTTGCGCCCACAAGTTTTGCTGGGTTTTCAGACTTAAGATTAAACTCTGAAAATTCTTTAAGATACTTAAATTTGCTTGACTGTCTTTCTGGACTTACTGCTTTCTTAGCACGGGGCTTACGTTCTACTTTCTTAATACTAATATAGGACGAACAATCTGCTAATACAGCTTCACAAAATTTTACGCATTGTTTTAGTTGTGCTTTAGACAAATGACTGTAGCCTTCTACTAATTGTTCGTCGGCACCTTCTAACACTTCGTTAAATTCTTGTAGTCGCAAATCCCATACTCGAGTAATGTTAGGAATCATCTGCGGGCTAATATTCATACCGCGAATTAATGCGATAGGTTTAAAGTCAGCTGACATTTTTGCGCCGGCTACAATAAAATCATCAAACATTCCTTCGAGCTCACCAGCACACTCGCTTGCTTTTTCTCGAAGATGATCTTGAATAGTTAGTTTTACTTGGGCTGTTTCTTCGTCAGTGGCCGCGGCTTTTTTGATTTCCTGTTTAGATTTAAGCATTAATGAAATTTGCTCATCTAAAATACATTGTTCGTGTTCGTTGAGCATTAATCCTAACACACTCATACGACATACCCATGCTGGTGTTACACGTATTTGACTGTCTGGAATTCCGCGAATTAGACGAGCATCAGCTTTACGATTATTAATTTCCAAATACATAGCAATCATATCTTTGGCATCTTTTTTACCATAGTGATAGTTATACCATTGGAACGCATTAGCAAACGAACTAATACGATTAGTTTCGTCTGGTTGAATACGCCACTCTGGTTCAAAGCCAACATATTTGGTTTCGGCACCCTTGGGGTTTAGTCGCTTGATAGTAATTTCGTTTTTTGCCATAGTTTTAATAGTGTAATGTCTGTCTAAGTAAATGTCAACCTATCAAGGCTGCAAAGGTAATGTGTTGTTCCAAATTATCTAATAATCCGTTTACTTGTTTTTTCAATTCAATAAATTTTGATGTGTCTCGTTTGAGTCTACGGCATTCTACAGATTCTTGACTAAGGGCTGTAATTGCTCGATCTACATTAGTCAACATTTTGCGTAAATCACGATATGCTACCTTGTTTTTTACAGCAGATATTTGTTTTTCTGCGTGATTTACCCTGTCTAAAATGTCATCCATAACAGTAATTATATAGTATTGGGAATTACTAGTCAACCTTTGGCGAACTAAATACTTATTATGCCTAGATTGTCACTTTACAGACCTAATAGAACCGCAGATTACCAATTTTTGGATCGCACAATTTCCGAACGCTATACTGTGGGCGGACTGGATGTCTTTGTACACAAATACATGGGGCCTATCGTAGATACTACCGATAATCCAGGAAACAAAGATGCTACCTTACCGGTTTATACTTCGGAAAATCCTTTGTTTATTGAAGATTTATTGTTATTAGAAAATCGTGATCGTGCTTATGATCCTAACATTTATATCATGCGTGGCGTTTACACCCAGAACGATATTGATTTTAATTTAACACAATTTGGCTTATTTTTAAACAATGATACATTATACATTACATTTCATTATAATGATATGATCGATACTTATGGCCGTAAATTGATGGCTGGCGATGTTCTTGAATTACCCAATCTCAAAGATTATTATCCATTGAATAGTAATATTACCAGAGCATTACCTAAATATTATGTAATTCAAGATGCTAGCTACGCCACAGAAGGGTTCAGTCAAACTTGGCTTCCACATACTTGGCGAGTCAAAGCCACCCCAATGGTTAATGCTCAAGAATATAAACAGATCATGGATCAACCATTCATGCCTGATAACATCTGGGACAATGGTAATTTTTATCCTCGCGGCGATGTAGTTAAGTCAGGCGATCAATACTACGAAGCTAAAGCTAATGTTCCGCCTGGTACAGATATCACTGATCCAAACTATTGGGCGTTAATTGTAAAACCAACTACATTAGGCGATGCTAATAGTACCCGTAACAAAGATTTAGCAATCAATGATGCGCTAGTAGTACAAGCTAACGCAGATGTCCCATTGTCAGGTTATGATAATGTTAGTTTTTATATCTTACCAACTACGCCAGAAGGTCAGCCTAGTAGCGAAGGATTATTTACCGATACAGCAGGTCCTACAGTAGACAACACACAACAAGGCGAGGGCGAAACTCCCAAGTCATTTGGCTATACCATGGGCTACTTAACTGGCGATAAGATGGCGCCAAATGGATTACCAGTGACCCCAGGTGTTAGTTTTCCGCCAAGACCAAATACAGGAGATTATTGCTTGCGTTTAGATTATTTTCCAAATCGTTTATTCCGTTACAGTGGTGTAATGTGGACCGCTATATCCGATGATGTTCGTACACCTATCGACTGGGGACTCGAGAATAAAACTCAGCGTAGTTCCTTTGTTAATAATCCATATACTGTATCCACATCAGATCAAGGTAATATACCAAGCCGTCAATCATTGTCTGAATTACTTAAACCAGAAGCCGACAATGGTAACCAAGGCGGCAATTTACCGCGCAAAACAAGACCCCCAGGATAATAATGCAACAATATTTTTTCGACGAACAGATACGTCGCTACCTAATTCAATTTGCTCGTATGTTTTCAGGCTTTCAAGTAGAGTTTGGTCGCAACGAAGCAGGAGCTGCTAACACCGGCGACACATTATATCGTGTGCCTGTGCGTTATGGAGATGCTACTCGACAAGCACAAGTCATCCTACAAGAAAATAGTGCTAGTAATATGCCCAGTACCCCATTGATGACATTTTATATCACAGGCCTAGACTTTGATCGTCCACGCATGCAGAATCCAACTTATGTTGATAATAAATCTATCCGCCAGCGTGAGTATGATCAGGCCACAGGAACATATGAAACTACACAAGGTAACGCTTTTCAAATTGAGCGTTATATGCCGGCGCCGTATAAATTATCAATTAACTTAGATATTTGGACCAGCAACACCAATCAAAAAATGCAGTTATTAGAACAAATATTACCATTGTTTAACCCAAGTTTAGAAATACAAAGTTCAGATAGTTTTATGGACTGGACTAGTTTAAGTATAGTAGAACTAGTATCTACAGGTTGGAGCAGTCGTAGTATTCCCATGGGCACAGAAGATCCTATTGATATTGCTACCATTAAATTTGCCTTGCCTGTATGGTTATCATTACCTGCTAAAGTTAAGAAACTTGGTGTTGTAGAAACTATCATTGCCAGCATCTACGACGGTAAAGGTGACATGGTCAATGCTATTCGCAATAACGATTTGTTATTGGGCACTCGTCAGTATATCACTCCATACGGATACCAAGTTGTATTAATTGGAAACAAATTACAAATTCTAGCTAGATCAGCAGTTGTAGACGAATCAAATAATGAATTACCGCCGCCTGATCCAGTAGAGCCAAGCAATCTAAATTGGACGCCAGTGGTCAACATGTATGGAACATTGCGTTCAGGTATTAGTATGATTGCTCTTAATCAAGAAGATGGCAACCAAGTATTTGGTACTGTGGCATTTGACCCAACGAATGATCAATTTTTATTGTTTACTATCATCGAAGAATCTATTCCGCCTAACACATTGTCACCAGTGGGCTCGGTTATCAATCCATTAGTAAGCGGACCAGGATATGGATTGCCAGCGGCCGCTGTAGGGCAACGCTATTTGCTAACCGACGATACTGGCAGCGACAATGGTTACGCACAAGCATGGACTGGTACCAGTGGCCAGGTATTAGTAGCACATCGTAATGATATTATTCAGTACGATGGCAGTCAATGGCTAGTTTCTTTTAGTGCTGAATCTAGTCCTGTAAATACACAATATGTTACAAATATCACAACCGAAATTCAATACAAGTGGACAGGTGACACTTGGGTTAAATCATATCAAGGTCTCTATCCAGGTGGCCAATGGTCGCTAATAATCTAAAAATAGTCAACGCTGTTGGGATTTGGTTCTATAGTCAATCGACCAATCGTTATTTGTACTTGGTTCGCAATGATCCAAAACATCCAGACTCGTGGGGTCTTCCAGGTGGCAAAATGGAATCAGGAGAAAGCATTATGGCGGCCATGGTTCGCGAGTGCGAAGAAGAAATTGGCAGTATGCCCGATTATATTAAATTAATACCATTGGAGAAATTTACAAGTGCTGACGGTGGATTTGCTTATAACACTTTTTTCTGTGTTGTGGCGACTGAATTTAGTCCTAGATTAAATGACGAACATTCAGGGTATGCTTGGATTGATTCAGGAACTTGGCCTAAACCACTACATCCGGGGTTATGGTCAACTATAAATTTTGAAGCAGTACAAAATAAAATTTCTATTATACAACAACAGCTTCAAACATCGCAGTGAGTTACAAAGTCTCTAAAATCTAAGTTTTTAGTATTAGGGCAAGACAACCAAGCATCTGGCATATTCAGTTTATTACCAACCATAATAAAAAGTGTGCCAGCATAAGCATTCATTAATCTGGTAACTTGATCAATCCAATCAGACTGTCCAGCCTCTGTTTCTTTATCGTAACCTAACATGTAAATTTCTTTATGTCCATCGAATGCAGCAAGATATATTGGCAGTACGGCTGTACATAAATGTGGATTTAATGGTGTTAAATAAAATTCGCCTGGCTGTTTAAGACAGTTCTTACTAGTTGTATATACAATATTATTTTCTGTATATTTGCTTTCGACCAAAGGAATAAGATTATTGTAATCAGTATCTACAGCAAAATCTAAACGCATATCTAAAGCAATTTTTGCTGTGCCGTATGTTTGTAATTTTAACGAACCCAACAAGCCGCCACGATGACCTTCTAATACTTTATAATCAAATCTATCTCTGCTTTCACTACTACCGATAACTGCGGCTCTACCAGATAGGTGTTGATTTATGATAGGATTTTCAATCCATTCGCGTTTTTCGTGTTTTTTACCACCGGCCCATTTGGATTCTAAAATAACAAATTCGCCCGGGTAATCTTTTCTATATCTAGCTTCCATATCTATATTTAGCGAAATGTTTGTCAACAAAAAAGCACATAATGTGCTTGATTGTTTTTATTATACCGAGTTTGCCGACCCACCAGCTCGATTTTATACTCCATCGAGTCAGGAGTTAAATTTACTTAGTTAATTATATGCCCAGTTAATTGTTTTTGCCCCATTTAATACGGCTCCAGACTCTTTCATGGGACCAGTAAATAAACGGTTTAATAATCATTTCTGTAGCACCTATACCTAGACTAAGAATAAATTCGCCAGTGATCACATAAGAAATTACGATTGTAGTTACGGTTCCGCAACAACGATAAGAATAGGCCTTAACAAGACTACGCCAAGCAGTCTCGCTATTATTTAAGGCCCAGCTCTTTACGAATCTTTGTAGCACTGATATCGTGTGTTTCGTCATCAAACACTTCCTGTTCTATAGTGTACCCTACCCCACGCCCGTATCCAATGTGTACAATATTAGGCACTACTTGTATTTCATACTGCCCTTGATATACAGGATCTAACTCTCTACGGATAAATTTTTTAACTTGTTCTATAGCGAATGGGTTAGATCCTTGCCAACCTTGACAGTCACGGATTTGTATCACTACTTGTCCTGTTCGAGCAATTAATCTTTCAAATAACGCCTTATGTCCATCGTGAAACGGTTGCCACCTGCCTAGCATCTGTACTGTTTCTTTCTGCCAGTCAAATCGAGGACGGCGGCGATTATCAATAATGTGTTGACCGATAAACTCTGCCCATTTTTCTGCGTTTTGTTCTGTGATTCTAAAATCATATTGTTCAGGTTCAACAAATGCCGCATTGGTATCAGCATAACGACCTTCGCGGATAGTGTCTACCCAGATAGTCCAGTCGGCCTTGAAGTTGTTACGCATTTCAACTAAAGGAGCTACAAAGTCACAGATTACATAATCACCGCCCGATTCCATACTAAACTGGAACATACGGATACTTTGACGGATACGGCCATCATTAGAAAAATCCCAGTCGTTGTATTTTCTGCGGATGTCATCGGCATTAAACCAATTTACTTCGCAGCCAAAACTACCAATGTGTTCATTAAGAGCACGACCGTAACTCATATCACCGTGCTTTTCCAAGTACGTTTTAAGTTCTCCTGCTAAGGTAGTTTTACCTGAGCCAGGTAGGCCCATGATTAATATACGCTGTGACATTGTTTTCCTTTATAATATTAAGGTGTTGTTTTATCAACGACTTCGTAAGTAGCATACCAGTGTCCATCCCCGCCTACTGTAGGATTGACTTCAGCTAGTGTTTGTGTTTCTGGGTCGTAAGTTGGCAGTATAGGCGCATCAAAAACAATTACTAAATTATATGGTGCTAACTGCTCAGGAGTAGGCTCTGTGGCAAAATGTACACCAGGTGTTTCATCAGCTACATTAACTCTACCTAAAAATTGTCCATCAACTATTTTTGCATAATACATGTTTATTTCCTTTTTAATTAAGGTCTCTTGAAATTTGCGAGATATTTCAAGAAAAAATCACTTTCTTCTTCAGGATCAACAACAAAGAAATCTATCATCTCGCCGTTTTCTCCATTCTGGAAAGCTACCTTCTCGGGCAATTTACCTTTGAAGGCGATACCATTTGCGGCACAATAGCTATAGAAATGCTGTAGTACTCCCAGCGACAATCGGATAGTCCAATCATCACCGCATTTCTTCAAGTCATTATGCCATATGTCCATACCTTTTTCTAACCATGTCATGTCTGGAGTTGGATGTCCTGTGATAAACTGACTCCAGTAATCCACCATGATATAGTGTCTAGCAAATACTCGTTTAGGGTATGTTCTTACATTCTTATATATCAGATTAGCGTTTCTTCCTATGGCTTTGCGCTTTAATGTCTCCTGATTTGCCAGACCGTAGTGGGTGACATAGATATGATCCTGCCAGAACATCTTATAACCTAGGAAATGTTCGTCATCTCTACTAGGATATTCATGTATGACACCAGTGAACTTAATGCCTATATTGTTTCTAAAAAATCTATCATGCATAACATCCACATTGACTCCGTTGTCATGCGCTTTCTTACTCATGGCCTGTACTTGACGCAATAAGATACCGTCGTAATAATCGCTGATAATATATTTTTGTAGGGCCATACTATTTTCTAGTTGTTCATCCGCGTCAATCCAAAAGATATAATCCCCTGTAGCAAGGCTGATAGAGTAGTTTCTAGCTCTGGCAAAGTTGCCAAGGCCATCCTCTTCTTCCCACTTTAAATCATAGATCTTGTCAGTGAATTTACCTGCGATATACTTGGTATCATCGGTTGATCCTGTGTCTACAATAATGATCTCATCAGAAAAATCAGTAACAGTTTTCAAACAACGACTGAGATTATCTTCTTCGTTGCATACGATCATACAAGTAGATATAGTTTTATATGGTCTGGTCTTGAGCCATTTGTCTTCGTAGTCAACATAGCCAAACTCGATGTCGTCATCCTTGCTAGCTGTAAACCAGAACATCCAGTTGCTACACATTTCACCCTTACGACCTTTGGTACTGTGTGCGTTTTTAGCTATAGACAAGTCAACATTTTTAAATATAGCATGTAAGTCATTCAATTCAAAGTGATGTACATGATGTATTTCTAATTTTTTTCTCTTGACCATGTGTTCCCAAGGGCCCATGGGTACAGTAAAATAAAATAATGTATTCTTATTAGCAAGTTTCATTAAGAAATCAAGGAACTGTTGTGTGTCTTCGATGTGTTCTAATAATTCGCCAACGAGTACGATGTCAGGTTGTAAGTCATAAGTCAATACATTTCTTACATCATCTACGATATAATTTATCTGCGGGTATTTTGTTTTGTACTGTGATTTTACATGGTCCAATACACCCTGAGACGAATCATACATAGTCAATACTTCAATATTATCAGCGAATCTCTTCATGAGTGGTAACGAAAGTATGCCGTCATTACTGCCTAAATCAAGGATTTTTAACTTTTTGCTAGGGAACATCTCAATTTCATTCTGGACTAGCTCGATTAATTTCATTCCCCGACCGCTAAGATAAGCATCTTCATCTTTGGCTACAGGAGTAAAATCGGAAATAGTTAAGTTATCTTTTTCGCCTTGATCCAACATATCGCGATATTTCTGGTCACCTGTTAATTTCCAAGCGGCTACAATGTCAGAATTATAAACCAATTGGTCAAGGATTTTGTCTTTGTATTTTTCATGTCTCTTGTTGAACATGAAATCTATCTCGGAGTTCCAGGATTTTGCCACTCTCTCCCAAGCATATGGTAGTATGGCTTTTTTAGCCTTAGCTACTTCAGCTTCATATACATCATCTTGGTACTTGTCCAAATGTGCTAAGAATTTTGTTACATAGTCTACGGTTCCGTAGTCGTCCGTGACCTTGACTTTAGTGTCAGTCTTTACGGTCTCTGACATGGCAAATTCATCTGTGGTGATGACCAAGCATCCGTTGTATTGTGCTTCTATGGCACTGATACAAGAAATCTCCGGGAAGTTCGTTGGATATACCATGTAAGCACAATTAGACAATAATTCATAAAACTCACGCTTGGGCAAGTGACCAATCTGTTTAATATTACGACTGTACTCTAATAGGTCTTCTACTTCTTTGTGTATCTTTTTAACATCCTCTGGTAGTGATAATGAATGTTCGTAGGTACAGATATGTAAGGTCGCATCGGGATTACGCTCGATGATCTCGGGCCATATCTTTTCCAGTAATAATTTTAAGCCACGCTCAGGACGGCTAGCATAGATATAGTTATTTTTCTTCTGTTCGTATGGTACATACTCTGTAACAATCTCTTGATCATATCCATTAGAAGTCTTCCATACATAATTTGTCGGATCAATGTCATAGTTTTTAACAAATAAAGACTTATGGAACTCGCTAAGACAAAATACTCTGTCAGTACAACCTATTGCATCTCTAAAATTATTAGTATCGATATCATGACACCACAGGATATTCATCTTACTGTCAACTGGTAGTGCTAGGAAATCTGTAAATCTACTTACAATTAATGTATCAAACTGTGATTTGTTATCGTTGGTGTATTGATCTACTGTGCGATATTCCACGCCATCGTACCAACCTGGGACATCGCATTCGCAATATACTACTACATCATTGCCCAGCTTGAACATTTCTCTAGCCATGTAGATCAGTGCTGATTCAGATCCGCCTAATGCTTTTTCATTAACAGTATGTCCGTTAAATTTTAATCCCGATGTTACGAATCCAATAGTTTTTTTCATTCGATGTCCTTGAGTACTTCTTTTAATTCTGCGTATGCTTCTTTCCAAATTTCTGGAGTTACCTGTCTAATCAATCTTAAATTGTCGCCATACCAACTAGCTGTTGGCTTACCTTCTGCCCAAGTATAATATTCCATAATTGGTACTAGGATAATAGTTTTCTTGCCCATGGCACAAGCGGCATGTGCCACAGAGGTACAACTTGTGATGATTAAGTCTAAATTATACATGATTCCCAACAAGTCGTCAAATGTTTTGAGTTCCAAACTGAGATCTTTGACACGGGGATTCTGTTTTAATTGGTCCATGCCCACATCACGCTGTATGGAGTACAAGGACCACGCATTGTCTTTTGGCATGGCATTTATCATGCTCTGTAGATTTAATGTTCGATGTAGTTCATGGTCATATCTGGCATTGCCTGCCCAGCGTAATCCTACTTTATAATCACCAGTGATAGAATTTTTGTACTTTTCTATATATTCTGGTTTGGCTTCTAAGTAAGGACCAGTCCATAATTGATCAGCGTCAAGATTCAATGTCTTTGGTAAATCCATCATTGGAGTCCAGTAGTCAAAATCTCGTTTGTTGTATTGGCTAGTATTGATCATCTTAGTAAATCCAAGATGACTATAAACGCTGGTAATGCCATGTACTGACATTATAGAACAGGTCATACCCATG